AGTTTTGCTGCTGCGACTGCGGCTTCGGCTAATCCGTCTGCTCCGTCTCTTGAGAACCTTGCAAAATCTTCAGCTGCTGATGCCATATCATTCAATACTCTACCAACAGCTAATCCCTCAGCTTTCGCCATTGCTGCAGCTTGTCTTTGCATACTTAATGCTGCGTCAAATGATAATCCTTCCATTACCATTAATTTTTTATTTAGTTTTGCAACTTCACTACCACCGATACCAGCGTTTTGTGCAAATTGTTCAATGTTCGCTGCGTTCTCTGCAGTCACTAATGATAAATCTCTAAATTCTTCAGATAAGGTTGTAAGTGTTGATTTTAACTTACTTGCGTCAAGATTCAATACTTTGAATTTAGCTTCTTGTAATTTTAAATTTACTAATTGTCCGTCAAGTTGGTCTTTTGAAAATGATAATTCATTTGCGAGTTCTCTTTGAGCTCTACCTAATTTTCTGAACATCATAACTAAACCAACCGCGGCTGCTACCAATGCGGTTATTGGGTTTGCAATTACCAACGCCATTAATCTTTTAGCTAAACCACCGACTTGTTTATTGACGACACCGAATCCTTTTCCTAACTTACCAGTTTCACTATCTACGTCCATTATCTTTTCAGTTACTTCATTTTTAAGTGTAGTTCCAAAGTTTTCAATACCTAAAGCTTTCGTTAGGTTTTTACCACCAATACTTTCAAAAAATCCTTCAACTTTATCACCTAAGTTTTTCGCAGCATCAGCTGCATTTCTGATTTTAAGTTCTGACTTCTCAAGTAGTTCTAATTCTTTTTCGTCCTTAGCTATTATGTCATCAGATATATCGGCCTTATCTTGTAAAATTTCTCCCTCTTCTTGAAGTTTTTTAAGATAATTTTGAGCTATTGAGTTTCCTCGTTTTGCAGCTTTTTCTGCATCATCTTGAGCTTGTTTGTTTATTAAGATTTGTTCTGATATGTCTTTTCGATTTTGACTATTTACATCAAACTTTTCTTTTTTTATTTTTGCCAAAACATCAGCATAATCAATACCCGTTTGAAGTTCTTGTTCGTCAAACTGAGATTGTTTTACTTTTTCCGTAGTTATCCCTTTTTCAGACTCTAATGTCTGTTCGGTATTTTTTCTACGAATTTCGGAATTTTTTGCTTGTTCTTTTGTTATTTCGGCCATATTTTATGTGTTTAATATTTATAACCTTTGTTGGTAGTTTATAATTTGATTTTTTTTATGAACTTTTCGTATTCCTCAGGATTTTTTTGTTGTAATTTTTTTAATCTATCGTCTATTCTTTTACCGAGCCTTATATAATCATCTCTGGTTTTGCGAAGTTTTGGGTCATTATCAATCATTGTATTAATTTGATTTGATGCTCTCTTACCAATAATATTGACAATAGCTTTACCAAGAAATTCTCTTATTGTTTTTTTATTTTCTTTTACAAATTTTCTGTTCATAGTTTTTTCCTATCAATAAATATCAAGTTTTAAGATTTTTGAAAGGTAGGACGAGATATTTCAGTCTTTCCTTTGTTTCGGATTTTATCGATTTGTTCTGATTCTTTATTTTTTGCATCAATTAATTTTTGAGCATAAAATCTTCTCAATGGAATTGGCATATTATAGAGTTCGTTGTGGTTGAACCCATTACCATAATATGCTATGTTAAAGATTTCTTCGTGAATGGCCGCCCTATTACTCGGCGGCTGGCCAAAAAAAGTCTATCCCTAATGGAATATCAATTTTATGACTTCCACCAGATTGACTTGTGTAGTCAAACTTCATAATGATGTCTGGTTCTACCGACTCTCTATAAACTCTAAATGCTCTCGCATCTAATGCTAAAAACTGATTCTCAACAAAGTCATCAATAGTTTTTTGATTTGTATCTCCGTCTATTGATTGAATTATATATTTTAAACGAGTAGTTACACCTTTATCAATACCTGTTAGTTTTGTAAGTTTCTCGTAATCTTTTAATATTTCAGATACTTTGTTTTCATCTGCTTGAGTTAATAGTTTGAACTCAACGACTTTTTTTGAATTAGGTAATTCAAATGAAAATAAATTACCATTTTCATAAGATGTTTCATCTATTTCTTTGTGTTTTAATTTTGTTAAATCAATAACAACTTCAACTTTTTCACCTGTGTCAGGGTCAACGATGGTGCAAGGATAGTCTTTTCCGTATCCTAAAATACGAGTTCCAACCATTAATGCATTTTTATCACCGATTAGTAAGTCATCTAATTTAACTTTTGGGTCTGCGATAACACTCTCCAATAGTTTTTCAATTACTTTACCTTGTTGAATTAGATTTGTGGAAGTTAAGATATCTTCCTCTTTTGCTGTCATATATTTAACATCTATTGTTCCACTACGCAAAGGACTATCTTCGGGATATAATAATCCCTGTGAAGGTAAAGATAGAACTTCAGTAGGAAACCCATACTGACTTTCAGCCATTTTTACTCCTTGGTTAATTAAGAATTAATAACTTATTATTTTTTTAAAACTTTTTCTGCACCTGCGATACCGAAGCTACCTAATGTAGTGAATAGGAATGAATTGTATACTACATCATTGATAACTAAATCTTTACCCATAAGTCCAGTAACAACATCTGCAAATGCAAATAAAACCATTACTGTAAATGCACCGAAACCAATTATTGATTTCTCGTTGTATTCATTATTGTCTTTAAATATTGCCCACATAACTTTCTCCTTAGAATTGTAGTATTGCGTAGTCGTATCTTAGTGTTAATGACACTTCAGCTGGATTAGCTTCTGCGTAGTTTAAATCACTAAAATCAGCTGATTCAATGAATGCACCTTTTAATGTCCATTCTTCAACTTTATCACCGACCGGCCCTAATACATTAAATGTAATGTCTTTTTTATAGAAGTCTGAATATCCGTCACGACCTGTTACTGATTCGTGGTGTAATCTTACCCACTCCATAACTGATTGTGCTCCACTTGGAACGATTGGGTCATATAGAGTTACTGTAATTGGTTGCCACTCTGCTTTTCCTTTTACATATCTTTTTACATTGATATGGTCAAGTGCAACGGAATTTAATTGTAGTTGTGGTCTTGCTGCAGTTTTAATTAAATATGCAGGAATTCCATCAATTTCCATAATAAACCTGTTTGACATTTTAGGTTCAAATGGTGTGAAAAATATTTCATTTGGGTCTATAAAATCGGCCACTTTCTTTCTCCTATAAAGACTTCTTTTCTATTACATTAATAAATATAACAAAACCAAAAAAAGTGTATGCCAAATAAGATATAGTTTTAGAAGTTTTTTTGAAGTTTTTACTTGACATTGTCATTTATTCATTGTATATTATAGTATGATTGATGAAATAATATGTGAAGAGTGTGGCGTTGAAATAGACGGCTTTTTCCTTTGTGATGATTGTGAAGAAGAACTCTTTGAAGAAAATAATTAAAAAAAAGCTTGACATTTACAAATAGTATTTGTATATTATAGTGTTATGATAATGATAAAGGAAAACGAAATGGAAAATAACTTTGAAAATGAATTTACAACTGATGCCGTGTTAGGTATTATGCCAAGGAATTATGAAGATACTTTGGTTACAAGAGATATTCCTCTTAATTATGGGTATTATAATGATGCTGGTGAGTATATTGAGAACGGAACTCTCGAGATAACTCATTACCAATATGCTCATAATACTATGGAATTATATGAAGCTAATGTTAATCAACCAAGATTAAATCTTGAAAATTATGACAACACTACTCCTGGTGAAGTTGCTCTTTACAAGGGTATTCCTATGATGTATAGGTTTAATCCAGTTATCAGAGAAATGATGATGACTGGTAATTATAGAATTAGATATCGTGGTGGTAGCAAGCCACAATATGGCTTTGTGAGAAGTCAACATAATACTTTGGCTGAATACGCTGATACATTTGCTATTTATCCTAAGTAATTAGATTTGTGGGTTTTCGGTGACTACTTATTTGGAACCGAAGGGTTATGTAGTGTTTCACGAGATTAGAAACAACCTTTGGTGATTTGGTGTAAATCACCTGCAGATTTATTCTTTCTTCCTTATCAAAACAAAAAACCCCCAATTTCTTGGGGGTTTTTCTTATTATTTGTTCCTTGTTTAGTCTTCAAATGCTGCGCCTGATGGCTGAACAACAAAGTCTAATACAATAAACTCAGCGGTTTTCGTAGGTTGGATAAAGATTTGACCAACTAATTGGTTTCTATCTACAACATCTGGTGTGTTGTTTGTTTCGTCCATTACGATTCTAAATGCGTTTAGACCACTATTTGACTGAACTTGTTCTAAGTAAGGATTTACAAGATTT